GTTCTTTTTAAAAGTTTCATCGTATTGCAGCTGTTTGTTTGTCATTTTTTCCTCCTTGGTTTTTCTTCTTTCGTGTTTTCTTTTATTATACTACTTTTCTTTTCCCTTGTCTACTTTTTTAGTATAACACCAATGCACTCACTAGTAGCATCGATGAACAGCGTTGTGCTGTCGCTCTTGTTCTTCTTCATGACCATGATGCAGGTGGCGATGCTTGTTCCAAAAAAAAGGTTGCTGGGCAGCTGAATCACGCAGTCGATGAAGTTGTTTTCTACCAGATACTTTCGGATTTTTCGCTCTGCACCGCCTCGGTACATAATGCCCGGAAAGCAAACAATTGCTGCCGTGCCGTTAGATGCCAGCCAACTCAAGCTGTGCATGATGAACGCCATATCAGCCTTGCTTTTCGGTGCCAGTACACCAGCCGGTGCGAAACGTGGATCGTTGATGAGCAGGGGATTTCCGTCGCCCTCCCACTTGATCGAGTACGGCGGATTGGAAACGATCAGCTCAAAAGGCTCGTCGCCCCAGTGCTGCGGATTGATCAGCGTGTCTTCACAGGCGATGTTAAACTTGTCGAACTCGATGTCGTGGAGAAACATGTTGATGCGGCACAGGTTGTAGGTGGTGATGTTGATTTCCTGCCCAAAAAATCCGTTCCGAACTGCGTCACGACCAAGGACTTTTTCCGCTTTCAGCAGTAGTGAGCCACTTCCGCAGGCGGGATCTGTTGCCGTTCTAAAAATGATACAATGTAACGAATAACCTTTTAACGATGCACCCACCAGTGCCTTAGTGTGTGCATTATTTAACGATACCGTGTTCATTTGCACACGGTGATAACGATTGGGTGCATAAGTTGCCGCTACACTCATGGATACAGCCTCCTCTCGGTATTATCTCATGATGAGTTCCAGCAAATCATCAATATCCCAAAGTGTCATTAGTGTTTTTTGTTCTTCTGCAAATTTCCGTGCATCTCTTGTAAATTTAGAAGATGTCACAACTACTGATTGATTGGCTTGTGTAGCCATCTGTACTCCATATACGCTTCTAACTACACTAACATCAACTTTATGTTTTTCACCCCAATGTTTACACTCAACAATCAAAGTATAAGGTATAGGGCTTGACTTTGTTGCAACAATATCTCTACCTCCATCTCGTGTTGCTTGCGTTATTTTTACGCTAAATCCAAGCTTTTCAAATATATCAGCTACAAAAAATTCAAACTCTCTTGGTGACATTTTTTTGATTTTCTCTCTATGATATTCTAACAAAGCCTCTGCTTTCTCATATTCATCATAGGCTTCATCACAATAATATTCATCAAATTGATAATCCATTTCAGCTACTGGTTCATCCACAAAATCTCCACCATTACAATCACAATCCGAAAAATTAAATGCACCAGCAGGATATTCATATCCTCTAATATTAAAATCTATCCAAGAATGACATCCTTCACAGCATATTTCACCACGAAAATCATATTCTATTTCTTCACCCATAGATCGTTCATATACTGAAGTGTCATAATCCAAATTATCAGCCTCGACCAATGTTACATAGCCACAATTTTTACACTTGACATAAAAGTCTCCTGATACCTTCATCATAATATCTCACCCCCATTAATCATTTTTTCGAGGGCATATTCTTGGTAGTTCCTCCAAGAAATGCTGTCCGATTTTCTCTGCATCAAAGTGATATGCTTCACAAATTAACCGCAATCCGTCCGGTGTTAGCAGGCGCCCGTTATTTCTATCACGACATAGCTGTTCATAATCCTCTAATTGCTTTTTCGTTATTGTAGGCATCTGATGCCACCTCCTTAATATTACTGTTTTTCAACTGTTATTCTTTTTGCCAGCAAATCTACTAATGTGATTTTATACCCTGCGTCCAGTATAGTATTCGGCAAGGTATGTGTAGGAGAAGGATGCCAGTAAGCCGAATAATTGTAAGCTGATTTGCAAAGTTTCGTACCGATAATCTCCTCTATCTCAGAAAAAGACAATGTAGCTACGTCCTGATTGGTTTCCTGAAGATATTTCTTAAGTGCATCGAACTTGTTGTCATGAGACGGTTCCTCATCAAGTTCTCCGGCAATTACAAGGGCATTACACAACTCATCGTATTTATCGATCATCCACGAAAACAACTCTTGCTGTTTTGCAGGATTGAAGATTTCGCATTCTCTCTTATATACGATGCGTTTTGCCACGCTGTTTCGTTTACTGGAATACCAATCCAGTTTGTCTCCAAACGAAGTCTCTATCATATCTTTCTTGCTCTCAAGCCTGGAAAATGCCTCTCCATTATAAGCATAAATGAGCAAAGACAGATACTTACCTCTGGTTAAAGTAAACGAGAGGTGAAAATCAGCATTAATGACAGGAATGTCATACCAATTCTGTGCATATGGCTTTCTGCTTGCCATGTCTTCTGCACGACCTTCCTGCTCACAGTATTTCACAAATTTTGTCCAAAACATCAGCTGCTGATTGCCGAGTTCCTGGTTAGTATCTGCCGGGCTGTTTTGAGTTTTGGACATAGCTGACGCATCCTCTGTTTCTTCAACAATCGGAGCAGGAACCTCTCTACCATCAACTGCAAAGGTTACATATATCAATTTATCTAACTGGTCACTGGTATAACTGAATTGCCAGCGACTTTCCATAAACTTCAATAGTGATTTGCTTCGTTGATAGATTCTGTCCGCCGACCAATCCGTTTCTTTCGACACCTCTATTTCAGAATGCGAGCCGTTTTGATAGCCCCTTCTTCCGGAAGATTGGGAAGTCTTTTTATCTTCAAAACTATCATTTTGCAATGAAGAATTAATACTCTGTGACAACGGTAGTAAATTTCCCAAAGCACACGAAAGGAGTTCTATCTCTTCATCATCAAATTGTCTGAACTGATTTCTCCAATAGTACTTTGTGGGGGTCTGCGGCAGAATATGTTCAATGGACACTTTGTCTTTTTCTGTTTTTGTGAACATTTTCCAGCTAACTTTATCGAGGTTATTTCTCTGTGCAAGGTGAAGCTCATATTCATACAGAAAATATTTAATGGATTTCCAATCGTAGAAACCACCCATATTATCGAAGTGTTTTTCGATTTTTGTTATAAAATTCGGAATCGCATATTCAATATTTGCATTTGTAGTTTCCGTAATATCATCAACCAGATCACTTATGTCCATCTGTTTTAGGTAAATGCTTCTGGCGGCACGATAATATTCACTGCTTCTAAATGTAGCATTAAAATATCCCAGTCTGAAACAGATAAAGATAAAACGCTCCATTGCTTTAAATGCATCAATTCGCTGTTCAGCTGACAAATCTCTGCGGCTGATGATTACCATAACTAAAGGTCTGAAATATCCAATTCCGATACGATTCAATCTGTCTACCCAAAGTTTTTCCTCTTTGGATAAATTGTCACTCTGCATAGGAAAAAATGTAGCATACCAATATTTTGCTGTATCTTTTAGGCTGTTGACATACGCAGATATTTCGGACGGTTCAAGTTTTGATACTTCAAGTACTTCCGGCTCTGCTGATTCTTCAACCATATCCTCTGTATCATAATCTACAGTTTCCACATCTTCATCTAAGGTTTCTCCTATTATTACAGTTTTCTTTTCAAATATGTTTTTTGCAGAAAACTTGTTTAACAGGAAATGAATATAATCATCACCTTTTTTACGGGAATAAGTAAAATAGCTAATCCAATGTGCTCTTAAAAACTCATCATCCGACAACGGTGTTTTTTCATTTCGCCCCAGTTGATAATATACCTCTTTCCACGCATCGTTTATCTGACCTCTAAGGTTGCTTTTATCCAGCTCATCAAACTTATCATTCGAATACAATGTTGTCAGATAAATCAGTCGATTCTTCAGTAACTCCAAATTCGTGAGTTTCTTGCCACGGTTGTTCATAGTTTCAAATGCTACAAACACATCATAATCATCTGCTATTTCATGAATATTGAACATTAACCGCAGTGTCAATTTCAAGTACAGATTATTCAATCCTTCTGTACCCTCTGCTTTGTATAAAGCCGCTAAATTTTCAGAGAAAAAGGATTTTGCAAACTTTAGATTCTTTGTATAATATGTTTCATTTACAGTTCTGGAAAACGGCTCATTGAAAATCCGATATCTAAGGTAATCTGCGCTTGGATTATCCACTTCATAACCGAACAGATAAGTAGTAATCTGGTTATTCGGAGGTCGGTGTTGGCAGATGTATTTTGCGACCACATCTTTCAGAGTATCATACCCAAGGACTATCTCATCTTCAGATTTGCCGGAATTGCAATCAAGTGAACGTACAAACTCAACAATCTCATTCAGCAGAATGATAAATGTTGTCAATCTCTGCTGTCCGTCTACGATATGGCAGGGTTTAAATCCTTTGTCCACCATCCATAAGTCACTGCCCCAGCTTTTTGTTTCTGTACTCTTAAGCACTTTTAATGAAAGAAGTCCAGTATAGTGATATCTGCCTTCCTGCAGATTCGTTAAATCATCCCAAAAGTCCACCAATTGTGACTGCTGCCAGGCATATCCTCTCTGATAATCCGGTATTCTAAATAATCTGTTCTGAAACAACAGGGATAAAGGTTGTAATTCGTTAGCCATTCAGACAGTCCTCCTTATCAGTTTTTCTTTTCACATAAGTCAGTTCAATATCATATCCCAGTGCTTCCAACATCTGCACATAAGTCTTATTGACCACACCGTCCTGCTTCTTTATGATACGATTCACATACTGACCTGTTGTTCCGATTGCTTCTGCTAATTGTGCCTGCGTTTTGCCTGCTTCGATGCATTTTACTTTGACATCTACCTCAATATTGTTTTTTACCATTCCCATTACCTCGCTTGCACATTTTAATGTTTATAAATAACACTATTAAGATAAATTATAGCACATCTTTTCTCGATTTACAATCCGTCCGGAACATTGTTTACAAAATATCCGAAAAAAGAAAAACACCCTGCATCACTGCAAGGTGTCTCTGTGTATCTCTATCCTGTTTTATACCTGTATTTCCGACCCGTCCTTGAATGTGACGGTCATTTTCTTATCCTTATCCACCGTGATGTACTCGACCATACTGCCCCACATCCCGGCATCAAATTCCGTGATAGGTGCTCCATGCTTTTCAAGAATATCAATGAAGATGCCCAGTTTTTCATAATGAGCCTGCTTTTCCTCTATGGCTTCCATAATGGCATCATACCTTGATTTAACCTTTTCGTATCGTTCCACCAAACCATCATAGCGTTTCTGATAATCCTCCTGGTTCTGTGCGGTTCTCGCATTCTCCGCCACACAGCTTTGGGTCAGTTCCACAACAATTTCCATCTCGCTGCGAAGTTTGTCCTGTTCCTGCTCCAAAGTAGTGACATTGCAGACCGTCTGCCGTATCAGCTGAATGTTTTCTATGATTTCGTCTCTCTCGGTAATGAGGATATTCATTGCCTTGATAAAAGCAGCGATGATTTCTTCTTCCGTAACATGAGGAGTTTCGCATTTTCTATTCCCATCGAATTTATGGTTGCAGCGATAAATGACCCTGCGGTACTTGTCATTGGAATGCCAGACCTTGGATCCGTACCAACTGCCGCACTCGGCACATTTTATCTTGTTTGAGAAGATGCTGACTCCGCTGTACCTTGCTTCGTTTTTCTTGGAGCGTTTGGCAAGTTCCACCTGCACCAAATCATAAACGCTTGGCTCGATAATGGCTTCGTGGTTGCCCTCCACATAATACTGAGGAACTTCGCCCTCGTTTTTCTTGGCCTTTTTCTGCAGGTAATCCACCGTGAATTCCTTTTGGAGCAAGGCATCACCCTTGTACTTCTCATTGGAAAGCATCCTGCGGACGGTTGCTCCGTTCCACTTGTCCTTGCCGCCAGGGGATTTTATGCCCATTTCAGTCAGTTCCACTGCTATGCTGTGTGGTGTCATGCCCTCAAGGAATCTTCTGAATATCAGCTTCACTATTTTCGCCTGTTCTTGGTTGACCACGATGTTCCCATCAGGTCCCTTCTCAAGGCCAAGCACACGGGAGTAGGCGAAGCTGACTTTTCCGTCAGCAAAACGCTTTCTGTGTCCCCATGTGACGTTCTCGGAAATGGATCGGCTTTCTTCCTGCGCCAGTGAACTCATAATGGTGAGGAGCAGTTCGCCCTTACTGTCAAAAGTCCAAATGTTCTCCTTTTCAAAATAGCACTCCACGTTATGTTCCTTCAGCTTTCGGATGGTAGTAAGGGAATCCACTGTGTTTCGTGCAAATCGGCTAACCGACTTTGTTATGATAAGGTCGATTTTACCTGCCAGGGCATCCGCCACCATACGTTTGAAGCCATCTCGTTTTTTGGTGTTGGTTGCAGAGATACCTTCGTCCGTGTATATCCCAGCAAACTCCCAGTCCTCTCTGCCTTTGATATAATTCGTGTAATAATCTACCTGTGCAGCATAGCTTGTGACCTGATCTTCATGGTCAGTGCTGACACGGGCATAACCTGCCACCCTGCGTTTCTTCCTGCTGTTGACCGGAGTGGCTGTGAATTTATTAATGGTTGCAGGAATAGCCGTTACTTTTCTTTGCGCCAATTTTCGCCACGCTCCTTTCTCATCTGCTTCATGCGTTCACTCATCTCGACTTTTCGCTCCGGAGTCCATTTTTCCTTCATAAGGCTTCGCATATGTGCTTTCTGTTCCTCTGTCCTTGGCAGTCGCTTTGGAGCAGGCGGTGTATAAATCACTGCCGTTACCGTGCCGTCCTTTTTGTGAATTTCCAAGTCCTTATCCGTCAGCACCGAAATATACTCCACGGTCTTTCGGAATAAGGCATCGTCAAACTCTGCCATTCCAAGAGTATCGGCAATGAGAGGTATCAGTGCATCCTCACGCAAGCCTGCCGTTTGACAGCCATTGCTGTGTTCGGAGCATCGCCAGTAATTGACCTTTCCGTTTTCCGCTGTGGCTGACGGCTGTGTGGCTCTGCGGAAATTGCATTCACAGTTTTTGCACTTGATTTTTCCAGTAAAACATGAGGAGCCTTTGCAGTTCGTACCGTTCTTTCTTCTCTTGGCAGAAGTCTTAGCACGGTACTCTGCCGTCCAACAGTCCTTGTGACCAGTGTTGGGGCAGTCCTTTGTGATAACCCTTCCGTCTGTCATATGAAACTCCAGTACATAGCGTTTCGGAACATCGATATGGTCAACCTCTCGGAGGAAAATCTCCTCATCAAATTCTTCTAACCCAAGCACCTCAGTGCAGGCTTTGACCATATTTTTATGGTTAATACTCCCACCAACCCCACAGCGGCCACCCTTTTTCTTTCTCGAACCACAGCACCAGAACTCAAGGCAGTTGCCACGGTCGGTTCGCTTGTTGTGCATATAGCTGACACCGCAGTGAGGACATTTAATTTTTCCCGTAAAACAGCAAGTGTTCAGACTCTTATTCGCCAAAGCACCCAGTTCCTTTCGCCTTGCAATCTCATCCTGCACATACCGAAATGTTTCCATATCGATGATTGGCTCGTGGGTATTCTCCACGAAATACTGTGGCATTTCGCCACGGTTCTTTTTGCGGCGTTTTGTAATAGGGTCCTCGATGAACTCCTTCTGCAGGAGTAGATTGCCTGTGTAGGTAATGTTGGTAAGTACCACCTTGATGTTTGAATCCACCCATCGGCAGCCGTTTGCCGTGGTAATGCCCTCGGCGGCAAATTCCTTCTCGGTTTCGAGCCTGGACTTGCCATCAAGGAAATTCTGATAGATGCGTTTTACAATCTCCGCTTCCTCCGGCACAGGCACCAGTTTATCATCCTCCCAGCGGTATCCGAAAATCTTAAACTTGCCATTTGGGATACCCTTTTCAAAGCGTTTCTTCGTTGCCCACCGGATATTCTCACTGATGGAACGACTCTCTTCCTGGGCAAAGGATGCCAGAATGGAAAGCATCAATTCTCCGTCACCACTCATGGAATTGATATTTTCCTTTTCAAACCGAACCTCGATGCCCTTTGCCTTCAGATGCCTTACGGTTTCCAACAGGTCAACCGTGTTCCTTGCAAATCGGCTGATGGACTTGGTAAGAATGATGTCTATTTTTCCTTCCTCGCAGTCAACCAGCATTCGCTTGAATTCATCACGCTTGACCGTGTTTGTGCCTGAGATAAAATCATCGGCATAAACACCTGCGTACTCCCAATCGGGATTCTTCTGAATCAGCTTGCTGTAGTAGCTGATCTGTGCGGAAAGGGAATGCATCATTCTTTCCGACTGCATGGATACTCTGGCATAAGCCGCCACTTTTTTGAGCTGCTTTATGGCAGGCACAGTCGGTTCAATTTTGCTTATTTTCGGCATATAATCACTTCCTTCCGCTACTATACATCACTCTTTTCGCCCCGGAAGTCAACGATATGTCGGCAAATAATGTACCCAAAGTCGGGTGGTATTTTTCACGGAAAATTGTATCAATTTGCCCATACTCCTTATCTGAAATAATGCCCTCAAAGAGCATCTTTCTTGCCATAAGCATGGTGGTCTGATACAGTTTTTCATTTCTGAATTCCTGCTTATCCATCAATACCACCTCCGAACCGATGCTCCACATAACACTCGTGGCAGCAATACTTTCTGTGGCTGTTGCCATATACTTCAAACTCCTTACCGCAGTTCGAACATTTATATATATAGATGGCTTTTCGCTGTACCTGATCAAGATGTGCATTCCACCATTTATTCCTACAGGCATCACTGCAAAATCGCTTTTTCTTTCTACCTTCCATCTGCACCATTTCTTTTCCGCAGCACTCGCAGACAGAACCGTCTGCAACAGGCACATCGGATTTCTCAATGCCAGTGAGGTTATTCCTCCGGCAGAACGATTTAATGGTATTCTGTGAAATGCCTGTCTGCTGTGCTATCTTCATATATCCCACACCCTGTTTTCGGAGTGCGCAGATTTGCGCTTTCTGATTTTCTGTCACTACTGACACCTCCCATCGTTATGAGGTCATCGCCTCTAACAGTGAAAGGACAGAAACACATCATTCAAGAACCACGAATTTCGACAAGGGCAAAAAAATAATGCCCGCCAAGGATAAAATCCAAGACGGGCATCAAGTCAGTACACAAGTATCACAAGAATTACTATATAATTATTTTTCTATTTTATAGAGGGAAACACGCACACGTATACGCACATACGCGCGTATAGGAATTTTCCGAGCCTGTTGTGTCACTTGTGTCTTGTGTTCCCATGATATGCTTAAACCTTTGTGCAAAAATCAAGTGAAATCCAACCTGCTCCGCTTTTCAATCTTCCCCAGCCCTTATCAGAGCCAGTGCCGGACTGCACTTCGATAATCGTATACACACCGACAGGGATATATTTGGTTCTGGCATAGTTTGTGCCGGGACCTTTTCTGATGTTAAGGTCAGAAATTGCAACCTTAATCTTGAACGGCACGGCGGATGCTGTTGTTTTCGATGTGTAGATGTTTACACCATTTGCATCAAACACGGAATATCCCGTCTTGCAGGATTTCTTCGCATTTTCAAGAGAAGAAAATGCCCCAATCTGCGACTTTGCATCTGCCCACGATTTGCGAATGCGATAGATGTTTTTGACGGTCGGTTTTGCATCGGTCAAATACTTTTGTACTTTTGCCTTGAATGCGGACCAGTGCGGCAAAATATACAGCGGACAGGTCTTGTACGGATTTTTTGCGGTATTGAGATAATCCACAGTACCCGATTTTCCGTCCCTGACATTGAGCCAGTGGGTGTGGGTAAAGAGGTGGTTAATATCAAGATTGTATTTTTTCAGCAAAGCTGCCGCCAATCTTGCACAATTGTCCTCAGACTTCTTATCTGTCACATTATACGCAGATGACATAATGCACTCGATCGCAATTGTTCTACGATTGCCATTGCCACTACCATCAGCGGCGTGCCAGCCGCTCAGACTGTGGGGCAGATTCTGCCATGCACAGGTATTATCAACGTAATAATGCACCCTGACATCTTTCATATTGCCATTAACAGTTGCTCTTGTATACTGCTCCGCAGGTGTCGTTCCGCTTGCCACAGAAATCCAGTCGGTATTGTGAACTGTTACACCGATGATTTTACCCTCCATAGAAGCGGAGGGCATTGCGATATGATTTGGATTGTGCTTTGTGAGTAAATACTCATTGACGGTTACACCGCCGAGATTTGTTGTCTTATCAGCCTTCAGAATTGCCATTGTCAGATTCCTCCTCTTTGATTTGTTCCTCAGCTCTGCCTACCTTTGTTTGCAGAACGTCAATTGCTTTCTTGATTACCGGCGGATACGGAATTCCCATGAGTGTGGTATTCTCCACAATGGAGAGCAGCTCATTCAGACAGAAGCTGATGCAGACTGTATCACGGATATAATTTGTGCCAACAAGAATGTCAATTCTGACACCAACCACCACCATGAGCAGAATGCAGAACTTCTTCGCAAGCCCAATCCAGCCTGCCTTACTGCTGAGAGAACCGCTGCTGCTGTGCTTGGATTTGCCCATGACAGCTGTTACGACACCTGTCACAAAGTCAATGCCCATAAAAACTACAAGTGTTGCCAATGCGGAATCCCAGCCGCCGAGCAGTGTGGTAATCACTCCTCCCACCACGCCTGCAATCATACAGATTGTTTCTTTCATAAACATCACCCTTTCATAAATTTGATAGATTTCACCATCGGATGGGAATTATCCGATGTGCCTTGGAAGGCAAGGTAATATTCTCCATCCGACACATTTTCCAGTGACTGCATCACTGAAATGGACGTATCGGAATAAAGCCATTGAAATGACAGTGAAACAGCATTGCCGTTTTGGATTTCTTCGTAGATGTGCCTTGCAAGCTCAGAGCCTGTCTTATCGGTTTTTCTCACCAGATAAAACTCGGCATTTTCCAACGCACCAACCACATAATTCAAAATCAAGTGCATGGCAGAAGTGATGAAAACAGGTGTCAGACACATCACAAATACCGTTCCTGCCCAACCAAAATCTGTTTGATTGACATGCAGTGCATAATCATTTTCGGCACAGCAGAAATGCGGATAACTCTCCGAAAAACCGGATAGAGAACGATAGCCGTCATTGTAATAGGTGTAAATATTTTCGCCGTATTTCTCAAGGGCATCTGTACCGGATTCAAATAAAACGGTATCGCTGACAGAACTTGTCTGTTTGATGAGATTTTCCAGATATACGGCATTTTCCGTTATCTTTTGCAGTTCCGCTTTGGTGGCATAGCCGGATAAATCCATATCATCTGCGTCACTTCCGTCTGCTCCTTTCAGCGATTCCAGCCACTCGGTTTCTGTTCCTGAAAAGCCGTGTTCCACTGCAATGATATATGCGGATTTACCGTCAGAGCCATTCACACCGTTTTTCCCATCCACGCCATTTTCGCCGTCTTTCCCTTTGAGAGAAGCAAGCCACTCTGCAAGTGTCCCTGTAAAACCATTCTCCACAGCAAGTTCATATGCAGATAAGCCGTCTTTTCCATCCTTGCCGTCTGCACCATCTTTCCCATGCTGCACTTCACCGATTTTCTGTAAAAGCTGTGTATACAAATCAGGCGTCGGCGGAATGGGAGAATCGGCATCCTCTCCCACAAATCCGGATGCACGAATATGTAGTGTCACCGGAACTGTTGTGGCACGCAGTCCGGATGTATTGTCAGCGTCATATCCGAATACGGATAGCTTTACCGCACCTGCATGAAGCTCCGCAGGCAGCAAACAGGACAGTCCGTCAGTGCAGAGCACACGGTTGTATGTTTCATCACATTGGGTAAACTGCACCACCTTGTGAAACTTCTTCCAGTCACCGTCAAATACAAATTTCAGTGTTACAAATGCAATCTGGTCGGAGGCAATCACTTCACGTTCCAGAATCTCAATTTTCTGTCCCTTTACAAGAAATTTCAGCATCATTCCTTCACCTCTTTCCATGTTTTCGTGCTTGTGACATATTCCATGTATCCATCAAGGCACTGGATTTTTGAAAGCGGAGATTCAATATCAACTGCATGGCTGTCCCAGTTTGTATTTTTCTTCACAGCGTTCCAATCAGCAAGAGAACCCTCATAAGTGATTGTGGTCAAAGATTCACAGTAATTGAAACAGCCGCCCACAATTTCCTTGACGTTTCGGGTAAGCGTAAGGTTTTTTAGTTTTGTGCATCGTACAAACATTCTGTCACTAATGACTTTGCCGCCATATCTCACCGTTTCAAGATACTGACACTCACTGAATGCCATTGCACCTACGGTTACCACAGAGGACGGAACGGTTACGGACTTGATTGCCGTTCCTGCAAATGCGTTTACGCCAAGTTCCGTGACACGTTCCGGAATCTTCAGTTCCGTTAAGCCATTAAGACTCTGATGATAAATATATCCATCAATATGCGGCAGAAATGCAGCCTTTTTGATTGCTGTAAGCGTTGTCGGAAGTGATACTGTTTTTAAGTTATCACAATACTGAAAAAGTCGTTCACCAATGCCTGTCACGCCCTCTGAAACAATAACTGACTTGATATTGGAATTATTCTGAAACGGTGACGGATTGCTGTCGGTAGAATAATCGAATGTTGCCCCTGTGCCTTTGAGGAGCAGTCTGCCGTCCGAATAAAGTACAAAATCCACGCTTTGACCGCATTTTCCGATAGAAACCACATCGCCTGTCATCTCATCAATTTTCAGCGTTAACTCGTTTATCTTTGTTGTCAGCTGACCGACTGTGATGTTGTAATCTTTTATCTGCGTCTGAATTTCTGCAAGTTGTGAAAGCATATCTGTAACCTTGCATTTGCCAAGAATACAGCGGACATATCCGCAGAAATTATTGTTTTCTCTGTAATCTGTAATGCTAAGTTCTAATGTGCCTGCATCAAGTCTGATAATGCAAAGGGTGAGATATTTCTTGTAATCTGTATTCTGAAATCTCGGTATTGCAGGATTGGTGGCAGGTGTTCCGGCGAGAATTTCAAAGCTGACATTACGGACGTTTTCAGAAGTGTTGCAACAAATTCCAACCGCCATATATCTCGGCAGGGATTCGTCCACATAGCGAGATAAATCATAGGTGTATGCCGTATCCGAAATGAAATAATGCCCCTGAATCCAAGCCTTTCCGCTGCCTATCGTCAGCTTCAACTTGTTTACAGACAGTTTGAAACACTGCCCGAAGTTGTCCTGAATTCCGTCACAGATAATACTGCCGAGATAGTCGTTGAAATTCTCAGCAGTATATGTTCTGTCAAGATTTTTAGAATTGAAAAATCCGAATGAAAATGCCATGTTAAGCCTCCTTAAATGTCGGTGTTAAATTTCTGCCGTTGTGGTCAAAGCTCTCGATCATTCCGACAAGCTGTATTTTATTCTGTCTGATTCCAAACCTATGATGTTCTACGGTGACAAAATCGCCAACAAAATAGTCCACACCGTATTGAAACTGTGTGGACTGCACTGCGATCTGTGATTCTGATTTTGTTTTTGTGGGTACAAGATTCTGCTTGCCTTTCTCTTTTAGAAGTTCCGAATATTCTTCCTCAGATAATGGTTTTGTTTCGCCATTTTCCTGTTCTTCGTCCGAGATGTCTTTTGCATCAACATACACCTCATATCTGTCAAGCAGGGCAGGTTCAGAATTTGTAAAACAAGTGGTTCTTTTACGCTGTTCACCCTCGCCCTTTCCAAGAACATAGGCAAAATTTCTCTTGACGGAAGTGTCTGTAAAGTAGGTGAAAGACAGCAGATTGTTGTAGCTGTCGGAGAACACAATATGCGGATTTTCCTTCTGCAATATGCTTCTGTCTTCGCCCTGCAACAGGTCAAAAATCATCTCATACTGTTCCTCTGCAATCTTACTCAGACGAATGTTTGCCGTTCCGCCGATTTTTTTGCAAATGGTGTACACCCATTCCATCAAATTATCATAACTGACCTGCAATTTGGTTTCAGTATCCCAGCAAGCACCTTGAATTTTTCCAAGTTTCAAGCCCGGAATCAGCCTGTTTCCGCTTGCTAAAGCGTTGTTTTCTACAGCTTTCTGAACGATTGCACCGTAGGAAGTTTGTGATGTAAAATTTAATGTGGGATAGATGATTCTGCGTTCAAGTAAGCACATTAAAAATCTGCCCTTGATGATGAGATAATCTCCATCTTCTGCATCGGTTTCAAGTTCCACGGATTCAATCAGTCCGAAATGTTCCCTGTCATCATCACGTCCCACAATTCTGCCAGTCTGAAAAATTTCAATATTTCGGGGAGATGCAGCAATGTACACTTCAAAAGCACCGCATTTGTAATATTCAATATCCCATAAAAGCGAAGAAAAACTGTCGCAGACAGCCTCAAGTGAAATATTCAGTTTATCATTCAAGACAGTCATATTGTAAATTTCAATCTGCATTTTCACACCCCTAAGTACGCATTTCGGTGTATCAGGCGAACTTTGATGCGGTTCAGTCCCTCCGATGCCGTCACATAAAATTTGTTTTCGCCCGTTTTCAGATTCAGCCAGGTTGACCCGGAAACAAGGCGGTTGATGATGTTGGTCACAACGCCCTCACGCTCCAGAAGAACGGTTTTGTTGCCCGTTTTTGTAGTTATGGTGATAACATCTCCCTTTTGAATATCGCCTGAAATCTGCATATATTCGTCCGTCAGAGCGTTGTAAATAGTCGGATTTTTCGCAGGTCCTCCGCTGATTTCAAGGGTGAATCCGACCTCATCACCGCTGTTATTGATGGTCATCATATCCTGCGTATTATATGCACCAATCGGAAAAGGCTCATCATTGTCAGGACAGACAAAATGAAATGCACCTCTGACACGGGAATATTCTGCAATCTGCGTTTCAGTGGAGTACCAGTAAATATCGGGACAGAGAATGGAAATCTGCCCATTGGTCAGCTTTTCAAAATTCTCCACCTCGCAGGTTTCCACAATACCCTCAGCATACACAGAAATATTTTTTGTGGAGTAGTATATCTTGATGTAGCGTGACGGCTTGACCACACGATATAGTTCATGCCTGCGAAGTTCCACATCAAAGCCACGCATCTGAAAGGTAATGACGATGTTCCGCTTTTCGATGAATGCGTTATTCAGATAGCTGCCGTTCATTCCTGCATAATTTGAAGTGCTGATTGTTCCTGTTGGCGGATCAAGTCCTTTGATTTTGGAGAACATATATCGGTTTGCAGTTTTGGACAGGCCGATTTTTTGACCTGCTTCGTTTTCAAGAATTAAAGTGTAGAACAAAATTTCACCTGCTTTTCATTGACAAAAAGATGATAATATGATATAATACTTCAAAATTGAACTATTCAAAAAAGAACAGGAGGACATATGAACTTCAGTATTGAAATCCCCAGAAAAATTTCACTTGCATACAGTAAAGTGTGTAAGCCACTTTGTAAAGAACTGGGTTTGTCGCAAACTGCATTTGATATTCTGATGTTTCTTGGAAATAATCCGAAATACAAAAATGCAAGAGATATTGTAGAGATACGCCATATCAAAGCAAATCTGGTATCGGTAAATGTTGAACGTCTGGTTCAGGAAGGCTATTTGACAAGACAGGCTGTAGAAGGTGACAGGCGTAAAACAGAATTACTGTGTACAAAGAAAGCCAAACCAATCATAGAACGAGGTCAGCAATTGCAAAAAATGTTTTTTGAAAAGCTGTTTGTCCATATTGATGATAATATGAGGAAAGCTTTTGAAGAAGTTATGCAGGTTATCAGTAAAAATTCAGATGAAATTTTGGAGGAAAAAGAATAATGGAAACAATAATGACTATTCTGGTTACATTTTTTGCAGGTATGGGTGCAGGACTTGGAACAGGATTTGCAGGAATGAGTGCTGCCGCCGTTATCAGTCCGATATTGATTACTTTTTTAGGTATTGACCCTTATATGGCAGTCGGTATTGCACTTTCTTCTGATGTGTTGGCAAGTGCAGTTTCCGCCTATACTTATCATAAAAATAAGAATCTGGACATTAAAAACGGATTAATTATGATGGCAAGTGTGCTTGTTTTTACAGTTGTCGGAAGCTATGTGGCAAGTATTCTGCCATCCGCAACAATGGGCGGTTTCTCGGTATTTATGACGTTTCTGCTTGGAATAAAATTTATTGTTCGTCCTGTTATGAACACTAAAGAATCTATGGCGGAAACATCAGCGAAAAAACGTGCTATACAGTCCATTATCTGTGGAATTATTATTGGTTTTATTTGCGGATTTGTTGGTGCAGGGGGCGGAATGATGATGCTTCTGATTCTGACCAGCGTTATGGGATATGAATTAAAAACCGCTGTAGGCACAAGTGTATTTATTATGACTTTTACCGCATTGACGGGTGCTATATCGCATTTTACAATTGGCGGAACACCGGATATTCTGACATGGGTATTGTGCATTGTGTTTACGCTGATATGGGCAAGAATTGCGGCAGTATTTGCAAATAAGGCAAAGCCAAAAACATTAAATCGTGCTACAGGTATTATTCTTGTGGTGCTTGGTGTTGTTATTATGGGATTTCAATTTCTGCACTAACTTTTAAATATCCACCGCATTCCTCGTCTGCCTGTAAATCTCCAGCCGTGACAGTGATTTCGGACTATTGTTGGTCTGATTTACTGTGCGGCTGTTGTCGTTTTGGTAGTAATTGTTGACCACCGAATTTTCAGAAGCACCGTTCATTATCGCTCCTGTCATGCCGTCAAGATTGTAGTTTTGCTCAGAATTGAGCGAAAGTTTCATAGTATCCGCAACACCGGAAACCGCCTTTGCTACGACTTTTTTGCTTTTGCTGATGCCGTCCGCCAGACCATTCATGAAGTCAGGCATCCAGCTTTCAAAGTCTGTCAGCGGTCCTACATCAGGAACAGAAAAGTGCAGATAACTGCGAATTGTATCGGCAATATTTGATACACTGTCAGCAAGACTGCCGATCATACTTCTCAGACCATCAATAATGTTGGAAACAATATCCCGTCCCCAGTTCCAAGCATCAGATGCAAGACCTTTGACATAATTGACAGCGTTATCAAAACCGCCCTTGATCGTGGTGTAAATACCGCTGATAATAGAACCAATTGAAGATTTTACATTGTTCCAGATACTTGTCACAGTTGAATGAATGGTATTCATCACCGATGAAATTGTGGAAGAAATACTGCTCCAGACGGAAGATACTGTGCTTCGGATAGCATTGACCACACTGGAAACCGCACCGCTGATAGCATTCCATACACTTGAAATTATGGATTTTATCGTGTTCATTACACTTGAAATAAAGCTTGAAATTGCGTCCCAGACCGATGTAACAATACTTGAAATAGTGCTTAATGTCGTTGAAATTGCTGTATAAATGGCATTCCATATCGTTTCAAAGAACGTTTTAATGCCCTCAAGCAGAGGTGTGAGAAATGCAACAATCGCATTCCATATAGCCTGTATCTTTTCCGAGATCCAATTCATTACATTGCTGATAATGATGTGAATTGCCTGAAAAATGGTTTCAAACAGATATTTGAATGCTTCCAAAAGCGGAGAAATAAAGCTGTAAATTGCATTCCAGATGCTTGAAATCGTGTCGTAAATAGTGGTGCAGACAGTTGAAATAACCGTCCATATCGCATTGAAGATAGTTGTAAAAAAGTTGTGAATACTGGTCAGAATTCCTGCGAAGAAGTCATATACAGAAGTGAAAATTGTGACCGCTGTGGTATAGATTGCAGTCGCTATCGTTGTAAAGAACATGGAGATTGCATTCCAGATATTTGTGAAAAAGTCAGCAACAGCCTGAAAAGCGGAACAAATGCTGTCCCAGATTCCAACAAAGAAGTCTTTTATACTCGTCCACACTTCATTCCATGATGTTCCGAACCAACCGAGAAATACATCTGCCACACCTCTCAGCGTGTTCAGAATATTGCTGAACTGGTTGACTACAAAATCCCAGATACCTGTAAAAATGCCCTTGATACCATTCCAGCACTGTTCCCAGTTTCCCGAAAATAAGCCGATAAATACATCAAGCACGCTTAGAATGGTATCCGTCACAAAAGTGAAAATATCCGAAATATGCTGAAATACGCCCTCAAACACAGGTGCAAGCACACTGCATAATCCATTCCACATCGCTTTCAGCATTTCACCGAAATTCTGAAAATCAAATCCGAGAGCGTTGATTCGGTCAACAATGCCTGATGTAAGCTGTTCAAAAGTCGATTTTATCTGTTCCCAGATGGAAAGAATGCTGTTTTTGAAATCCTCATTGGTGTTCCACAAATGCACAAAGGCAGCGACCAGCGTTGCAATAATCGCAACTACAGCCACCACTGGAGCAGAAATACCGCCGATCGCCGCACCAAGCGTTGAAAATGCAGTCTTAGCACCCGCAATCATTGTCGGAATTTTTGAAATGAATGTCATCATACTTCCGATAGAAGAAATTGTTTTGCCCACCACAATCAAAAGCGGACCTAAAGCCGCAGCCATCAATCCGATTTTGATAATGGTCTGTTTTGTTGCAGGGTCAAGGGCATTCAATTTGTCCACAAATCCTTGTATTTTGGTGATGATGTCACGAATAACAGGCATCAGAATTTCTCCAAAAGAAATAGCCAGTTCTTCAAGCTGTGACTTCAAAATAGTAAGCTGTCCTGCGAGATTATCCTGCATGGTTTCCGCCATTTGTAAAGATGTGCCGTCACAGTTTGCAATGGCACCCGACAATTTATCAATATCCGCAGGTGCAGCATTCATCAGAGCAAGAAAGCCCGACATGGCATTTTTGCCCACAAGAGTTTCTGCGGCACTTGCTTTTTCGGATTCCGACATCTGGTCAAATGCAACCCTGCAATCCGCTAAAATATCAGATAAACTTCGCATTGAACCATCGGAATTAGAAGTTGCGATCTCCATTTCTCCAAAGGCGGCAGAGCAAAATTTTACATCGCCGGAAAGAGCAGTCATAATAGAACGCATAGAAGTACCGGATTGTGTAGACTTGATACCTGCATTCGCCATTAAGCCTAAAGCTTCAGCAGTATCTTCACAGGAGAACCCCAAAGCACCTGCAATCGGAGCACAGTATTTGAAGGATTCCCCAAGCATGGATACATTGGTATTTGCGTTAGAACTTGCAGCAGCTAACACATCGGCAAAATGTCCGCTGTCAGCAGCTGTTAAGCCGAAAGCGGTCAGTGCGTCTGTAACAATATCAGAAGTTGTGGCAAGGTCTTCACCACTGGCGGCGGCGAGGTTCATAATGCCGTCAATACCCGACAGCATATCATTTGTTTTCCAGCCTGCCATCGCCATATAGTTCATAGCTTCGGCAGCTTCACTTGCTGAAAACTTTGTTTTGCTGCCCATTTCACGGGCTTTATCACGCAAAGCCTGTAAATCATCTCCCGTTGCACCGGATACAGCAGCAACTTTTGACATTGCAGAATCAAAGTCGGAAGCGGTTTTCACAGCAGCAGTTCCGATGGCAGTTATACCCGCGGTAACAGGCAGAAGTTTTTCACCTGCACCTGAAATTTTATCGCCTGCATTCTGGAGGACTTGTCCTGCCTCACCGATTTTAGCAAGTTCAGAATTTGCATTTTTGGCTTCTGATTCCAAACGTTTCAGTTCATTTTCTGTTTCGACAATTTCACGCTGTAAGGCATCATACTGCTGTTGTGTGATGTCACCATTTGCAAGAGCAGTATTTGCCTGTTCTGCGGCAGTTTTCAGCGTTGCAAGTTTATCTTTTGTAGCAGAAATGCTGTCAGCAAGAAGTTTCTGTTTTTGTGAGAGTAATTCTGTATTTTTCGGGTCAAGCTTCAGGAGTTTTTCCACGTCTTTTAGCTGTATTTGAGTGTTTTTGATGTTCTTATTGACACTTTCCAGAGCCTTGGACAGCTTGGTCGTATCACCGCCAATCTCAACGGTGATGCCCTTGATTCTGTTTGCCACTGTGGTTTCACCTCACTTTTTTTTGAAAAATAGGTTGAATTTATCCTAACTTTATGATATAATAAATAAAAAGGGGGTGTTCGTATGAACATTGATACAAACACAATTTTTTCTATGACCGAAGCAAACCAGAATTTTTCTATGGTTGCCAGAACGGTTGACCAATATGGAACAGCAATCATCTTTAAGAACAATAAGCCACGCTATGAAATACGGGTATTTGATGATACCGAAACAGATGAAACTGCATCTGATGAAGATGTTCTTGAAATTTCCAAAAAGTTATTAAAACGAAATGCTGCTGTATATAAGGAGCTTGCGAAATGATTCGTCTGACAAAACAACAAGTTATACTGCTTCATAGAGATGTCATTGCTCAGTCAGGAGGTTCACCTGAAATACGTGATGAAGGTTTACTGGAATCGGCTTTGAATGCTCCGTTTCAAACATTTGCAGGAATAGAATTGTATCCTACAATAATTGATAAGGCAGCACAGTTAGGATACAGTTTAATTAAAAATCACGCATTTGTTGATGGAAACAAGAGAATCGGAACTCATGTAATGCTTATTTTTCTAATGTTAAATGGAATTGATGTTGATTATGAAGGTGAAGAATTAACACGGTTGATTCTTGGTGTAGCTGCCGGAGAAATATCTTCTGAACAGTTATTAGCTTGGTTACAAGCACACATTTGTTGATTCAAAACGCATCAAAATCCGCCTGTCCAGCGACCTCATTCCACCCTGAATATTCATCATTCTCACGTTCCGTGAACATGTCGTTTATTAATCCAATCGTAAGCAAATCCAGCTCGGTCATAGAAAGACCGAGCTGTTTGCATCTCAGGAGAAAAAGAGGGGTTGTCATCGGGCGGTCAGTCTGGCGATGTTTTTTTTAGACTCTACTTGCGTTGCTGTGTTCAGTCCCCACAATTCAATAAGCTGAGGAAGAATTTCATAAATGCTGAATGTGTTGAACTGTTCCAAAAAATCATCAGGGTTGTCGGGAACATTGGAATCAGCGTGTTTTGCCATGATATATGCGATATTTTCAAAGACTTCAAGACTTTCAATTCCGATTTCGCTTTTGTTTTCATCGCCCTCAGTGACTTCAGTTTTCAGCGATGCAAAGTCCTTATAAATATCTCTGCGGAATTTCAGACGATACAAGCGTGGTACAGCAGCACTTGCCTTAAAAGGCACTTCAATTCCGTCAATTGTAATATTTTTCTGAATAGCCATAGTAATACCTCCTTAAGATGACTTTGCAGAAGACTTAATCGTCGTATCAGGGTTATACGGCATCTTGAACCAGTTATTATACACCGTATCTGTGGTGCTTTCAGTAGTCTTGGATTTCACAAGACCTGTCGGCAAAGGAGTAGCTTTCAGCGACAGCTTTTCAGTCTTGACTTCTGTGCTTTCTTCAGTGGTTGCAGATTCTGTTGCAGGTCGAGAAGCGGAACAGCAATACATTACGTGTCGGATATGATGCTTGTCTCCCAAGAACTCAAACATCAATGCAAACTGTGCAAGTTCCGTATCATTCTTTTCCACCAGAACACCATTGTTATCAAGGATTTCTCCTAAGATTTCAGTTGCAAATTCAGTTGTTATAAGGGCGATTTCAAGGTCACCTGTATATCCTGCATTGTTGTTGATGACATAATAAACGCCATTGTCCGCAAAGAAATTCTCTGCTTCGCCGTTTGCGTCAATAGAAAGCGATACGGCACCGGGCAGATGCTTTGACGGACCATATGCCGGGACAGTTTTGTTGCCGTCTGGATCTTCACCCCACTCATTGATTTTTGCCCAGTAGACGTTCTGCAAACCGAATTTAACCTTGTTTTTCTTGTTCGCCATAAAATCAAACCTCCGTTTCGTAAAGCACTTCATAGAGCCTTTCAGACTCTATCCATGCTTCTGTCTTGTTGTAAAAAATGCGATGCTGCCTTAAAATTTCCTCGATGTGTTCTTCCGCTTCCGGTGATTTCTTATCCGTATACAGCTCGATATCCAGCCGCTTAAAGCTGTGATACATATAGTTATCTGCCGAAAATGTGTGTTCTCCCGAAGATAAGAAAATAAGGAAGGGTGGTGCAGGACTTTCACCTTCAGCAAAGTGATGGTAGGCAAATGGAAGTTCCATTTCTTCCATCATTTCTGCAATCTGTTCATAAGTCATGACAACGCCTCCTTTATGAGGTTCTCAAGCATTTCCACACCGTTTTCTTCTGCAGGAGCAATATGCGGTTTGCCGGATACACGTCCACCGCCACGTTTAGCATGACCTTTCTCCAATAAATGTGCCAGCTGGTAACGATTTTTACTGTGTACAGTCATTTCAAGAGAATGACTGTTTTCTTTTGTCTTTTTTGCAGTCCAGCTTTTTGAATATGCACTTGTTCGCTTTGGAGCGTTTGAAGATATTTCATCTTTTACAGATTTTGCAGTTTTTCTGACCGCCTTTTTCATTGACGTATCTGCAAGGTCAGCATAATCTGTCAGACCTTTCATAATCTCATCAGCCATTGCATCAATTGAAGTCATCGGAAGCACCTGCCTTTCGTATCTCACCCTCAATTTTCATGTAGTTGTTGTGGTCGTATAAAGGAGTAATTCCGGTGACATTGTAAATGTTATTCCTGAAAAGAATACGGAAATTGGTGCTGTTGATGTTCAGCGATGCAGGAGTTTGACGGACAAGAAATTCAAGCTTCTGTACTTCTTTAGTTACCCCTACATCAGTGTTTTCACTTGCTGTTTTTACAGTCACCTTTGCCCATAGGGAGAATGTTTCTTCCCATTTAGTGATGTGGTTGCTGATTTCATCAATAACAGTCCTGTGTTCCAGAATGGTAATTCTCTGATTCAGAGTTCCGATTTCCATTACATCACACCCTCTCGCTGTGCAAACAAAATTGAACGAAGATTTAAGGTCAGCTTTTTGTAATCAGGATTACTTCGACTTTCATAAAGATACCCAAGTGCGAAAAGCATCGCAATCCGCACGGTATCTTCATTTTCAGCAAGTGCTGATTCGTCCATTCTGCCAACGTCCATTACCAGATTTTTTGCTGTGGAAAGCAGATTCTGAATCAGACTATCGTCCTCCTCACAATCCACTCTCAGATAGTTTTTCGCTTCTTTCAGCGTAACCATAGCATCACGCTTTCTTGATAGTAAGTGTCTTAATAGCTTCCGGAAGAATCAACTTGCCGTCCAGTCTCTGACTTGCAAGGAAGCCGACCTGACCGGTCATTGCGAACAGCTCATTCAGGCGCTTGAAGGTACGACCGGAACGGTCAGCGATCCAGTAATAGCTGAAATCGCCGAATGCCATACACTTCTTGCCAGCGCCGATCTCCGGAACATAGCTGGAGGTCTTGTAAGGACGGTTGAGAATCGTATCGGGAACACCTGCCGCAACGGAAGGCTGCCAGATGTAATTGCCGTTGCCGTCCTTGAGCTTACGGAGTGCCTTGACCGTAGAATCGTTTAGCACCCAGACTGCCTTCTTGCGGTACGGGCTGCGGAGCGAATAGAAAAGCTCCATCACATCATCGAAGGTGATGCTTGCACCTGCGGTAGTCGCGCCGTCCTGTGCACCGCCGGTTGCATTGAAGATACCGGTAGGCTTACCGGTACCGTTACCGATGAAGAAGGCTTCCTCTTCCTTTGCGCCGATTCTGCGGGCAAACTCACGGGCGATGTAGGACGGAAGGTCGAACACGCTGTCGCCCAGAAGTTCCTCGGAGATCTTGATCGCCGTACCGAGCTTATATGCGGAGAGCGATGCCTGCCCAAATGTATCATCAGAAAGAGAATACTGCTGTTCTTCGTCCATCCAGACAGCCTCGCCCTTGGAAGTCACAATCGGAATCTTGCGGTCGCCGTTGGAAGTTTTGATGACCGTTGCCATCTGGCGGAAAATGCTCTCTTCCTCCAACGCTTCCACCAGTTTTCGTTCGTGAGGTAGCAGTGTGCCGCCTTATCATCTTTCGATGACAGGTTTGCACAAAGCCCCTCCCAAACCGTGCTTACACCTCTCGATGTACACGGCTTTCCATTCATTATTGACATGTCATTTATTTTGTTCCCTGTGAATCTTTTTGAAGCATTTCGGGCAAACAATCAACGTTTTACGTCTCATGTGAAGCATTTTCTTGCCCCATTCCGTAGTGCTTTTCAGATTCTTCATTTTACCTGCATGATAAATACAGCAGGAATCACTATTATCACCACACAGCTCACATACCCCTGCGCTTAACCGCACATATTGTGACAGCTTTTTCGGGTCAAAGGATTTGTATTGCCATGGGTCTTTATCGGACATCAACTTACCGGCTTTGCAGTCAGCTAACGAGACAAGCTTTGCATATTTGATACCGCCTTTAACTTCATGGGGAATAGCCCATTTGCCATCATGACGATATTTTTGGATGATTTTTCTCGTTGTGCTGTTGCTTTTGCTTGCAAGCGTCTTTAGACAGCTATATTCCATAAGATAACGGAAATAATTCAGCTTATCATAATTCGCTGCTAAGCAGTAATAATTGCAAATGCCACGGATTTGTGCATTATACCTGTTCACAATATCCACTTCCGAAAGATGTCTTAATCTTGGAACGCAAACCGCCCAGATTTCTCCGTTTGGTTTTTGTCCTATGATGTCGTTTTTGAACAGGAACTGCATGATCTTATCTTCGAGAGGTACAGTTAATTCTACAGAGTTATTCAGCGTTCTTTGTTTAACACCGTTTGCCTTTTTCTTTATCTTCTGGCTTCGGCGTACCGCAACGTCATAACCAAGGAAACGTACTCGTTCAGCACTGTGTGTGATCTTTGTTTTCTCAGCACTCAACTCTAAATGGTACTGCGTTGATAGAAATTCTCTCAGAATCTCTTTAATTTCTTCACAGTCTTCTCTGCTTCCGCTGATTCCAATTAGAAAATCATCAGCATATCGGCAGTATACAAGCTTTTTATCGTCGGACATTCTTGCGGGCGTTTTCAATTTTTGATTGCACACCGCTTTATATTCCTTGATTGCAAGCTCACGTTCCTCACCTTTTACCCTGTCAATCTTCTTTTGAAGTGTCTGCCTTCTTTTCGCTAAATGAAGATATTCCGGTGTCTGGTGTCGTGTAGACTGCTTATCGAACTTTTCCTTGAGTTTCATGACTTTCCGGTCAAGCTCATGCAGGTATATATTTGCCAGAATAGGGGAAATGATTCCGCCCTGTGGTGTACCGGAGATTGTGGTATGATATTGAAAATCTTCCACATAACCTGCTTTCAGGAAAGCTCTGATAATATTGATAAATCTGCTGTCCTTGATTTTGACTTCTAACGTTTTAATAAGCACTGCGTGGTCTATATTGTCAAAGCAACCCTTGATGTCGCCTTCTATGAACCATTTTACAGAACGAAAATTTGTCTTTATCTGGTCGAGAGCTGTATGACAACTTCTCTCCGGTCTGAAACCATGTGACTGGTCATAAAATAACGGTTCATAGATTGCTTCCAGAAACATTCTAACCGCCTCTTGCAGAAGTTTATCTCGAAATGACGGAATACCCAGTGGGCGCATTTTTCCGTTCTGTTTCTTGATATATTCTCTGCGCACAGGCTTCGGTTTGTACTTTCCTGACCTCAATTCTTCAATCAGTTCATGCACATATTCAGCACTAAAACCGTCAGCAGTGTCGTTGTCACTTCCGGGAGTCATTGCTCCACTGTTTGCATATAATTTCTGGTAAGCTGCAAAATAAATGTCCTCTCTCAGAAGGTAGCGAAAGAGTCTTGTAAAGACTCCGTCGTGATGTTCCGAGGAACTTTTATTGACACGCTCCAAAATCTCCGATGTTGGATTCATGAGGATTCTCCTCCCTTTCATCTTCTTACTTTGGAATTAACAAACTGCTTCCTTTCGCCATGTAGTGGGCGTTATCCACCTCGGACTACTACGGAAGCTCCGTTGCCATATGGAATATTCAGTCTCGAATAGACATAGCCTTTCGGCATTTCCACTTAGGCAATCCCTGTTTAACGATGCTTATAGGCAAGTGATAACTGTCGGATATCATTTCGGTTTATCTCACGTGTTCTCACGCTTGCTTCATGACCTATAGCAGACACCATAACGAATTCAATATTATGGTGGGGTCATGAGAGTGGTTTCAGGATAATTTCCACACCCTCCCACGAAAAAGGAGCTAACCTTTGCTTTGGCAATCCAGCCTTATCCTTATGTTATCTTGTCATTGCAGGTACTACTCGCCTCATATCCTTTTGACGTTTCCTGCGTTTCTGCCGTGCTGTGTTCCCGTGTCCAGTTTCCTGTCATCGGTTAGGCAGATTGACAACCGCTCTGCTGTGCGGTGTAGAGCCTAATCTACTGTAAACATCGCCTTTTACAGGCGCACAAACTCATCTGGAACAAGATAGCCACCCTCTGCGTCTGTGCCAATGTGCAAATCGTCATGGACATCGATCCAGTTACGATTTCTGATGCTGTTCCAGAATGCTGTCTTGTAAGTATCGCTTGCCGTACCTGCCTTTTTCGTTACGTCCGGTGTGGCAGGCTTGCCGAGAACAGGAGTGGAAGTTGCCTTGTTCATTTCAGCTTCGATTTCAGCCTGTCTTTCCAGACGCTGAATTTCCTTGCCAAGGTCAACAATGGTCTGTTC